CGCCCGTTCCAGCATCCGCCGCGAGACGGACCGGATACGCGCGTACCTATACAGGCGGGGGCCTGAAGCCGAGCCACTTTCAGGAGAAGCGGTGGCCCGGCACGGAAAACTTTAGCGCACGGAAGGGAGGCTGGCAATGGGTCTGGTAGACCGGGTTCAGGCCAGCCGCTCTGAGCAGCGCGTTATCGGCGGAGTCCCGTGGCGGCCCTGGGACTCGCCGTTCATGAACTTCGGGTCCGGTGGCCCCATCCACCCGTCCCGCGCGGTGTACGGCACCGATGAGGCGCTCCGCCTGACCCCCCTGTACGCGTGCGTCAGGCTGATCGCGGAGTACATCGCTTCGCTGCCGCTGAACGTGTACATCAAACCTCCTGGCGGCGCGCAGAAAAAGTGGGAGGGCCCGTCGATTTTCGACGACCCCGCCCCGGATACCAGCACGATGGACTGGGTGTACGAATGTCTCACGTCGTTGTTGCTGCACGGTAACGCGTGGGGGTACATTCTTAGCCGGGACGGGTACGGGTACCCGCAGCAGATCCAGTGGATGCCCCCGGAGATGATCACGGTTGTCGATGACGAGTCGCAGCCGTACAACCCGCTCCGCAGCCGCGTGTATTTCTACGGCAGGCTGATGCAGCGGGAAGAGTACTTCCACATCAAGGCGTTCAGCCTCCCGGGTCGCACTGAGGGTATCAGCCCGCTGCGCGCGTTCGCCCTGACGATCCTGAACGGCCTGGAAGTCACCCGGTACGGCACGGACTGGTTCAAGGCCGGCGGGTTCCCCCCCGGCACGTTTAAGAATAACGAGATCGAGATTGACACGTCGCAGGCCGCTGAGATCCGGTCGCTGCTGAACCAGTCGATCCGGAACCGCACCCCCTTGGTGTATGGCAGGGACTGGGATTATAACCCGATTTCCGTTCCCCCGTCTGAGGCGCAGTTCATCGAGACGATGCAGATGAACGCTACTCAGCTCGCCGCGGTGTACGGGCTCCCCCCGGACAGGGTGGGCGGTAAGAGGGGTGACTCTCTTACCTATAGCACGGTGCAGCAGGGTGCTTTGCAGATCATTGAGGCGCTCCGCCCGTGGATGGTCCGGCTGGAAACCGCGTTCTCCAAGATACTGCCGGAGCGGCGGAAGGCAAGTTTCGCCACCGACGCGCTGCTGAAAGCTGACCTGGCTGAACGCGCGAACATTTACAAGGTGTGGCGGGAGATCGGGTACAAGTCGATCGACGAGATGCGCAGCACCGAGGACCTGGAGCCGTTGCCGAACAACGTCGGGACGGATAACATCCCGCTGGAAGCGGTCGTGGCGATGTCCCGGTCGACCCGGGCGATCCCGAATACGTTGCTCCCGCAGGTCACCCTGGAACAGCGGCTGCTGTACGAGTACCTCCAGTCTCTCGCGGTGAACCAGGAGCCGTCTGGTTTGCCGCCGGGTGCGGGTGCTGCTACTGGCCCGGGTGCGGGCGACGCCCCGCCAGCAGTCAACATCCCCGGCGGTCTCGGTGCCAACCTGAACCCGGCGACGGCCGGCGGGCCGGGTGGTGCGGCCGGGAACGGTGCGGCGGGTACGGGCGGCGGGTTCAAACCACCGAACGTGCTCCAGCAGATCGTGAAGGACATGCTGTCCGTGCGCAGCGACGGGAGCATCGACCCGCACGTACTCGCGCAGATTGTCGCAGCGGTCCGCGCCGCGGAACGTAACGACGAGATGGGCCCCGAGTTCGTAGGGCCGTGGATTCCGCCCCGCCCCAACGGGCACAACGGGCATCACTGAGGAGACCGAATGCCGCCTGCGAAGAAAGTACCGGCCAAGGGTAAAAAGCCTGCGCCGAACACGAAGGCTCCGGCTGGTTCGTATGCGCTACCCGGCGGTGGCCCTGGTGGTGCTGACGCCTATCCGCTGAACACGAAAGCCCGGGCCGCTAACGCCTTGTCCCGGGTGGCGGCGAACGGTACCCCGGCGGAGAAGGCGAAGGTACGCGCTGCGGTGAAACGTACACACCCTGAGCTGCCTTCCTCGCAGGGTAAGGGTGGCTCTACTGCCGCTAAGGCAGCTAAGCCTGCCGCATCGAAAACTACGAAGAGTAAAGCCCGGCCCGCCAGGAAACCCTGACCGGCGCAGTACAAAGAGAAGGACAGGAGTCATGGCTGAGCTGGACACCCACAACCTGATTGACAGTCAGTTCGCGTGGATTGAGCCTGGTGGCATGCGCGACCCGGGCGGCAGGACTACGCCGCGGGATAAGCGTCACCTCCCGATGCACGACGCTGCCGCGGTGCGGTTGTCACTGTCGCAGGCCCCGAACGACCCGTTCGGTAAGCTGGCGATGCCCGCGCTGATTAACGCGGCCCGGAAGTTCGGCGTGAATGTCACGGCGGCGCAGCGGTCGTTCGGGGGGATGGAACCGGATTCCGGTAGTTTCCCTGAGCGCCGGTTTATCCGGTTCCCGCTGGAAACCCGTGAGGACGCCAACACGAAGGCGCAGCACATCTGGGGTTACGCGGCGTGTTTCGATAAGCTGTCCCGGAAGCTGGGCGGGTTCGTGGAGCAGGTCAACCGGAACGCTTTCGACGAGTCCAAGCAGGACGGATGGCCGGATGTGGTGTGCCGGTATAACCACAATGACGACGCGCTTCTGGGTACGACTTACGCGCGGACGCTGAACCTGGGTATCGACGAAACCGGCTTGATGTACGACGTGGAACCCCCGAAGTCCCGGCGTGACGTGCTGGAGTACGTGCAGCGTGGTGACATCCGCCATTCCAGTTTCGCGTTCAGGGTTTTCCCCGGCGGTGATGAGTGGGGTGTTTCGGAGCAGTTCGGGTACCCGATGCGGACGTTGCACGCGGTGCAGCTCATCGACGTCGCGCCTGTCCTGGACCCTGCCTATCCGGATGCTACAGCGGCGGCCCGGTCGATTGACGGCGCGGTCCGTTCGCTGGCTTCGTGGGCGCAGGCCGAACCGTCCGAGGTTCGTGAGCGGCTGGTGGAAAACCGGGCGATGGAATTCTTCAAGCGGACCGACAATGCGGGCCCGCGTCAGGAGAAGAAAGCCAAGGAGCGGAAGAAGACCCTCACGGGGGCGCTCGCGATGCTGGACCTGCTGGACAACCAGAGCGACCCGTACGCTGACACTGACTGAGATGCGCGGCTGGCGGTGCCCGAACTGCGGGCACCTTCAGTGTTACCCGCCAGCGGGCAGATGCCCGATGTGCGGCAGGACGTGAGAAACCGCAGGGCTGTGACTACCGGGTTCCTGCGGGCCGGGCGCGGATAATAAGACGCCAGGCTAGACCGGTGCACAACTGAATATCGTTACCTCGGCCGTAGCCACCCTCCTCGGGTGCGGACGGAGCAGGTTCTAACAGATCTGTCCGTACAAGGGAAGGGCCAGGAAATGGCTAGTGAGACCGCTAAGCGGCTCCGTGACAGGCGTCTAGGCGTCTGGAACGACGCGAAGAAGATCGCTGAGGACGCCGCCGGGGAAAACCGTAGTTTCACCCCGGAGGAGCAGGGTCGCTGGGACGCGATGCAGGACGAGATGCGCACGCTGGACGAGCGTATCGGTGCCGTGCTGGACACGGAGAAGCGCGCCAAGCAGGCCGACGACGCGTTCAACGACCTGGAGGGTCGTCCGCGTCAGGGTGAGGGTGCCCCGACTGCACAGCGGAACATGGACACGGAGATCCGCAAGTGGGCCAGGGGCGAGGATGGCGCTGGCCGGGCAATGGAAATCCGGCGTCAGGCTTCCGGTCCGATTAACTACCGTACCCTGCTGACCACGGGTACGCCGTCGACGATCGTGCCGACGGACTTCTACGACCAGCTGATAGCTCACCTTATCGAGGTGAGCGGTTTGATGCAGTGCGGGCCTACCGTCCTGAACACGGGCGGTGGCGAGACGCTCCAGGTGCCGAAGACGACCGGTCACTCGACTGGTACGTCAGCGGCTCAGGGCGGCGCGATTTCCGCTTCTGACCCGGCGTTCTCCATGCAGACGCTGAACGCGGTGAAGTTCGGTGTCCTCATTCAGGTCGCTCGGGAGCTTATCGACGACACCGCGGTGGACCTTCTGGGGTACCTCGCGATGCAGGCCGGCCGGGCCCTGGGGAACGCTTTCGGTTCCGCTCTGATCAACCAGACGAACAACATTTCCGGCGGTCTTATCGCCGGTGCGACGACTGGTGTTACGGGCGCTACGACCGGTGTTTCCGGTGCTCCTTCGTACGCGAACCTCGTGGACTTGGAGTACTCGGTTATCGCCCCGTACAGGCAGTCCCGCTCCTGCTATTGGTTGGCGGCTGACAAGACCATCGGCGGGTTCAGGAAGATCACGGACACGGTGGGCCGCCCGATCTGGGAGCCTTCCGCTGTTCTGGGTTCCCCTGACCTTCTGCTGGGTAAGCCGCTGGTCGCTGACCCGTTCATGCCGGCGCAGGCGCTGTCCGCGAAGTGCATCGCTTTCGGTGACTTCTCGCAGTATTTCGTGCGGCTGGTCGGAGGGGTCCGTTTCGAGCGGTCCGACGACTTCGCTTTCGGCACCGACCTTGTGACGTTCA